GGGGACCTACCGGTTTTCAATGAGTTCTACAAATCCCTTATCACAGGTGCAATGCCTGTGCCGGGGGGGGAACTTACGACCGGTATGGAGTACCTGGCCAGGGGCATGCACCCAATCTTTGCTCAACCGAGTGATGATTGTCGCGTCTCCTTTGGAAACGCATTCGGAATCTTGCCTGAGGAACAACTTGAGATCGAACAGGACATTCGATCAATGGCCTCTGCGCTTGTAGTTAGCAAATCCCTCAATACCCCACCCTCCCAGGTGATAGCATTTACAAAATCTTATTTACACCATATCTATATCCATAGCAGAAATTAGCCTAACCAGCATATCCAAAAGAATCACTCGCATCTTTAACCAGACGCTAGAGAACTCACAGCAATGGCGAAAGGCAAGGCTAAGGGCGGCAAAGTAGCCGCCAAGCTTAACTACTCGAGGCCTCCCCGCAACCCGCGGGCAGGTACTGCCGTGTCCCTACCAAAGGGGGCACATGAGCAGACGTGTAGTCTGAACGACCCGTGGTGCCCTGCCGCACGCGGTGCCAAGATCCCTGATGATGACAGCACTCGTAGTGTTGCTTATCAACAGCGGTTCATGGGCACCGTAGGCAGTGATGCAAACGGGCGTATTGCCATTCAGGTTCGCCCACAACCGTGCAACGTGAATACGGTGCAGCTTGGTGCAACGATCACAGCTACGCAGGTGACATCCTGGACCGCCGCAGGCGCTCCGGTTGATCCTTCGGCTGCAGAGATGCTTCTCGCTGCACAGACGTACCGCTTTGTCAGTTGGGGTGTTCGCTGTTACCCATTGTTGGCCCCTACCAATCAGTCAGGTTCTATCAAATTCATGTCCGTCTCAGACGGCGCTGCTGCTGCCCCATTTCTTTACAATGGTGGCGCATTCGAAGTCGTGTCAATGTACGCTGTCGCTAACAGCGACGTACATTGGGTCAGCAAGCCTATCGGTAATGAATGGAAAAACTACACCACCCTTGGCTCCGAAGGTGCATCCTTTGAGACTCTGGTGATCGTAATCGAGGGGCTCCCTGCAGCTACTGCAGGAGCCTTCGAGGTTGAGATCATCTGTAATCTCGAGTTGCAACCAAAGCCGAATTCTATTGTGGCCTCGCTTGCCACAGCAGCCTTGGGTAGTAGCACGACAGTACTGAAAGCTGCAGCACAGTTACAATCGCATGGCAATGTCGGGACCCACAACGGTTCCACTGCCAGCTTCTCGAGCAAGATTTTCAAGCTCTCCAGAGATGCCCTTGCGTTTACTGCTCGCACAGCTATTCCTTTCTTGGGCAACATGGCCGGGGACTACATCCAATCGCGTGTGTTCGGTGGAACACCCTTCAGGGGCTCACGCAAGATGTTGGGAAACGTGCCTATTGAGGAGGTCGATTAATGCCTCCACATCTCGTACAACAATTAATTAAACAACAACGATTCGACCGCAGAACGAAAATCCGGAAGGTACACTGCGGGATACAAGTAAGAAACGAAAACATTCAAAAAGGAGTAGTTGCACCCGGTCGACGGACTGGGGGGCCCTAAGCAACACTTGACCAAACCCACACTAAAAATCCGCTCG